CGCTTCTCGACCTTGCGTTCTTAATGCATCGGACTTACTCACCATGGCATCTTGTCGGTCTGCTGCGTCTTTTGTTGCGTCAGTTGCAATACGGTTACTGATAAGCGTTGCCGCCGTAAAACAAAATACGGCTTGTTGATAGAGGGCGATTCCCGTCTCTTGATTTTCGAAAAGCTCTTCTGCACGTTCCGTTAGATTTTGATAGTTTTCTGTAAGAGGTAATAATTGATCGTGAACAATTTGGCGTTGCACAATCATTGTGTTATTGATTTCAAATTCGGTGGTGTTTTTTAGAAAACCAAATAGGTTTTGAAAGTCCGATACTTTCAGTTCAGGGTAAAAACTTGACGCGGTTAAAACGGAGTCATAGGGTGTGTTTTGATTTCCGATTAGTTGTGCCATCGTAAATACCTGTAAATTGGGTGTGGTCGGTTGGTGTCACAACTGTTTTTTAGATTAACCTTAAAACAGATAGATACCAGCGACCACGGAGGGGTGATCGGTTATACCCAGGTCGTGCCGTTGTCGTAGGTCACTTTTACGTTTTTAAACTCAAGACCCGCGATTTTTCCCAAGTCTTCAATGACGTAGTCGATGTTCTCTGACTGATAAGTGTCTATGCGATCACGTTTTGGGTTGTCTTCAATACGACGGCGGATGGTGCCGTTTTGCTCGTAAATTGAGAGGTTTTTAAAGCTTGTGATGATGATTCCACGGCTTGGGAATTGAGGTACGCTATAAGCTGGCAAACCTCCATAGGTTCCAATGACCTGCTTGTCTTCGATTTTGCTTTTCTCACTCGGTGTATCACCTTGTTCCGAGTAATATTTCGCTTTAGAACCGCCTAGGAGTTCAGAACCGATGATTGCAACTAAATCAGGGCTTTCTTTGTGCACGTCATCAAGAAGATTTTTAAGATCATTAATGGCCACATCTAAATTGATGTAGTCGCCGCCTTCGCCAATACGAATTTCGCCTGCTTGTTTTGTGCCTTCATCAATAAAGTTTTCTGAAGCTTGTTCACGTAGTTTTTGGATCCATCCTTTCGCAACATCTTGTCCTTTTGGATTTGCCGCCGCGTCCGTGTCAGCAGCTACGCTCTCACCGTACCAGCCAATCATGATTTTATTGATTGCAATCAAACGGCGAATTTGCGCGGATACGATCGCTTTAAATTTCTTTTGATGTGCCCAAGCATCCAATTTTTGATACTTAATGTAAGTGTCAAAATTGGTTTGGTTGCAGAAGTATGGCGTACCTTTCGAACCGGAAGGGTCTTTCGCTACTCGATCATTATTATCAGTGTTAGTGCGCCCAGCGATCATGCCTGTTGCACTGATGTCGACGGCTTCACCAGATTGGTTGTCTACACCAATAACATTAATTTTCGAGAGGAACGAGACCTCTTCCATTGTTGCCGCGCGGACTTCTTGAGCCTTGACCGGATCGACAGAGAACGTTTGACTTGCGTCAGCAACGCCATAAGTGGCGGCAATAGCAACAACTAATGCGTTAAATTTTTTACGTGTATTTACATTCATTTTTTCAAATTCCTTTGTTAATGATCAGCAGGCATGTCTAAAATTACAGAACCGCATCGTCGTCTTCGTCACCCTTTCCGTCTGCAGGGGAACGAGCAGGTTCATCGGTAGTTTTGAGTGCTTGAGTTAACAGGTTCTTGGTTTCTTCAACCGCTGTTTTAAGCGTTTCAATCTCGGTCTGAAGATCAGATTTAAGCTGATCTAGTTTCGATTGATGCGCATGCAGATCAGTCTCCTCTTGTGTAGCTTGGTCACCTGCGTTAGTCGCCGGAGCCTCTGTATCTTGCCCTTGGCCATTAACTCTAGCGTTCAATGATTCAAGTTGTTTTAACGTTTCCGCTTGTTGCGCCTGGAGCTGTGTCAACATTTCCTGAGTGACTTTATCCATCGGTTCATCCTCTTTTTTTGCAAATGGGTTTTTAAAGAACGCTTTGCTTTCTTGTTCAAATTGAAGAATTTCACTGTCAGTAGTGAAGACTTCAGCACCTTGATAACCCGCCGATAAGTGCATTTCAGTTGTACCCAGGGATGCGGGGTTATCAGTGACTGCTAAACCTGTTAGATAGGCTTTGCCGGTTTGGGCAAAGTTCATGACAATTTCACACGACGTGTGAAGTTTTTGACCTTGTTGAATAAAGTAAAGTAGGTAGTCGTTTGGCTTGAGTTCCGCAAACAGCTTTACTTTTTCACCCACTTCTTTAACGTTTAGTGAGAGCACACTTCCCAATTTATAGCCGTAGCTGTTGTGCTCAATATTAATTCGAGCGTTGTAGGTTTCTGGGTTGTAAGCTTCAGCCATTTGATGCAGTGTTTCGGGTTTTACTTCTCGACCGTCGACGGTATGTCCAGCTGTCAAAATGCAAATTGGAACTGTCTTAAACATGCTGTGTCCTTCTGTGTATTTTTGTGCGCTTTGCTGTTCAGATTTTAGTATCATCGAACAGCTATCCTTTTGAAACTAAAAGGGTTTTTATATTTGTAATATCAAAACTCAATTTAAGAATGTGTCGCTGATTTATTTAATAATCACCACATGAGTGAAACTATCTATACAACAGCAGATTACAGTCCAGAGCAAAAAGAAGCTTTTCGCTTGTATATGCGTCACTGGCCTACTAAAGACATTGCTGAAAAGGTTTGTCGTGGTGAAAGAGCCGTTCAAAAATGGATCAAAAAGTTTGAATGGAAGGCTGAAAGAGAAGAATTGCCTACTGATACGCTCGTTCGTCGGCGTATCAGAGACTTATTAGAGTCGGACGAGAAGACCGAACGCCAGATCCAAGAGCTCGATATGTTGCTCAAGCACGAATTGGGTGAAATAAAAAACAGAAAGGCTAAAGCAAAAGACGGTACCAACCGCGGTAAACCAACTAATAAAGAGCGTAATAATTCTTCTCATATCACTAAAGAGATGTTGGACGAGTTCAGGGATAAGACGTTTTTCTATTATCAATTGGCTATCTGGAATGAAAAGCAAGACTCCGAAGTTAATTGGATGCGCTTTTATCTCAAGTCTAGACAAATTGGTCTTACTTATTATTTTGCGTTTGAGGCTTTTGAGGATGCGGTTTTAACAGGTGATGACCAGGTGTTTTTATCTGCATCTAAAAAGCAATCGGAAATTTTTAAGCGCTATATACGCTTGTTCGCACTCAAAGTTGGAGAGCTGGACCTGAAAGGTAAAGATGAGATTACTCTTTCAAATGGCGCGACTTTCTATTTCTTGTCGACAAATTCGCGTACCGCCCAGGGCTTTAGCGGGCATTTATACATTGATGAAGTTTTCTGGATTCCAAACTTTAAACTGCTGGATGATTTGGCTGGAGGGATGTCGATGCATGATAAATGGCGTACAACTTATCTTTCTACCCCTTCTAGTACCGCTCATGAAGCATACGCAAAATGGGCTGGACACAAAGACCATAAAATAGATATTTCACATGCCGCACTTAAAAGCGGGGCTTTGGGTGCTGATGGAATTTACCGAAAAATGATTACCGTTGATGATGCGATCGAAGGCGGCGCGAATTTTTTCAATATGGATAGATTGAAGATGAAGTATCCAGACCAAGAAGTATTTAACAATCTTCTTCGGTGCAAGTTCCTAGATGATTCAGGTGCTGTATTTGCTCTTAAAAAACTGATGGCGTGCAAAATTGATTCAGTCATATGGAAAGATGTCGATTTTGACAGCCCCCGTCCTGTGGGTAATAAACCCGTTTGGATTGGCTACGATCCATCGGGTATGGGAGACGAGGCCGCGGTGGTCGTTGCACTGCCTCCTACGAGTTCGACTGGTGCGTTTAGATTGATTGAGAAAATCCGTTTAGATGGCGTGTCATATACGCAGCAAGCCGCCGCAATTAGAGAATTAACTGAAAAGTACAATGTGGCAGAAATTGCTATGGATACAACGGGGATTGGCGCACCAACCTCAGAATTGGTCGAAGTGTTCTTCCCTCGCTTAATGCGAATTGTCTACAGTGTGCAAACCAAGAATGCGTTGGTCTACAAAGGTAAAGAGGTGATTAATAAAGGTCGATTGTTGTTTGATGGCGCATGGGATGATCTAGTTCACTCCTTTATGTTAATAAAACGATCTATCACTGCTCGATCCGGTCAAACCACTTTTACTGCTAAACGCACAAAAGAAAGTTCACACGCAGATATCGCTATGGCTGTGCTCCATCTACTATCCATCGAGGGAGTTGATCCAGAGGTCAGCAACGCAGCCCCAACCATTTCATTAGGAGGTAATGATGTTAGTTGAATTTGGAGACCCTGTTCCAATACTGCAAGGAGATTTATTCGAAGACTACACAGAAAGCGCGTTAATTGATGGCTACTATGAGCCGCCAATCTCACCGAATGGATTGATTAAATCGTTCAGATCTAACGCAATGCACTCCTCTGCAATTTTTGCAAAGCGAAATATCGTTAGTGCTTATATTGATCTACACCCTACCCTTTCACGACTGGTGTTTGATCGTTTTCTCTTGGAAGATCTCATGCTTGGGAACGGATATTTACTTAAAGTGAGTAACCGCCTTAACAGTATTGTGAGATTTGACCATTTGCCGTCAAAGTTTATAAGACGACGCGAAAAAGCCGATAGTTATTCTTATAAAACTTTTTCTCAAGATATCGACTATAAAACAGGCGTGGTTTTCCACGCGTTAGAGTATGACCCTTCTCAAGAAATTTACGGAATCCCTCAATATTTCGCAGCGTTATCGTCAATTTGGTTGAATGAAGACGCCACGCTTTTTAGACGTAAGTATTATAAAAATGGGGCTCATTCTGGTTTTTTACTCTACATGAACAACCCTAATCTTACGGATAAACAAGAAGAGTCCATAGTGGCACAGCTAAACAGCGCCAAGGGCCTCGGAAACTTTAAAAATATGTTTATTAATGGAAAAGGTAAGGACGGAGAAAAACCAGAGTTGATACCTGTCGGACAAATCAACGCGAAAGACGAGTTTGCAAATATTAAAAACGTTTCAACTGGCGACATTCTAGCTGCCCACAGAATCCCATTAGATTTAATGTCGATCGTCAGAGACGGTTTTACCGCTTCAAGCGATTTAAATAAGGTCGATAAAATGTTCTATAAAAACGAAGTAATTCCCATTTTTAACCGTCTAACCTCGTTAAATGATTGGGCTGGATTTGAAGTGATAAAACTTAAAGAATATTCTGATTTAGACCCTCAACAATAGGCTTTCAACCTTTTGGGGTTTTAAATACACTAAAAAGTGTAATTATGCAAAATACGGACTTTAAGCTATTGATTTATAAAGGGTTTATGATTACAAAAAAGTGTAATTTAGTGTAATCAAAAATTACACTTTCCCGCAAGCTGTTGTTTTTATTGTCTTTTTTAAATTAAGTTTTTCCTTAAAAATTACACTTTACCTATGTAATCTTGTTACACAATAATCTCTAAATAATTACTATGTAATTACGTTTAATAAATTCCTAAATAGATATATATTTCAATAGGTTATGATATAATTTAGTTATTAATTACACTTTTCATCAAACCCCCATATCGTGTATTTTTATTAAATCCACCTAGCCGAAGATATGAGAGTTTTATCCGTTTGCGGAGGAGCTTTCATGCGTGTAAATTGCCCTACCTGCGGCTGCAAATCAGTAATTCGAGCATCAGAACAACTAAGCGACGAAGTAAGGCATATCTATTGCCAGTGCACTAATCTTAA